AGTTTGGCTTTCATCCCAGACATTCGCGCACAAAACGACTTACGTCTTCCTGCATCTGCCTTAGTCTTAGGGTTAGGCGCAGGTGGCTTAAGGTTATTGCCCTGCGTACGCTTAAAGTAAGCACGTCCAGCCGCATTAAGACCACCCTTGGGGTCTTGGTATTTCTTTACTACGCCCATGTACGCAGTATCCCGACAATATGCAATGACAGCAAGTGGTAACATCATCAGTAATACTTGCACCGGAGACCACTATGATTGAGTTTGAAAAACTACCTGCAATGCATCAGGCTATTCTTTATCACCTGTCACATGGATGTACAGCCAATGAAATTGCAACCGCGATAAACGTCACCACCCGCTCTGTAAACTTTCACCTACAGGTTCTTTACAGTACATATAATCTCCCCCCGGGTAAAAACCGCTTTATCAAACTTTTGCGAGCCGCAGGATTCATAAATGACAAAACCCCCACCGAATGATGGGGGTTTCTTTTTATGCAAACGGGTCGTCTATCTGCCAGTCTGCGGGATTACTACTTGTTTTTGATGGACTATCATCACCGCGTTCTCCGGGTTTATCTAGCCCGTTAACTTGGTCGGCAATCACATCCCAGATGATGCGTTTAACACCATCCTTTTCGTATTCCCGTGACTCCATGCGTCCCGTGACACTAACCCGTTGTCCCTTGCTGAGGTATTGACCGCAGTAGTCTGCGGACTTACCCCATACCTTGATATTGAAAAAGTCTGACGGTGCATCCTTTCCAATACGGTTGACTGCAATACCGAACTCAGCAACAGCGGTATTGGACGCGCCCACTGTTTTGACTTGCGGCTCTTTAGTTAATCGACCAACTAAGCAGATGCGATTCACTTAACACTCAACTTTGCAGACAACTCAGCAATGACGAACTCAGCGAACTCAATGACGAACTTTGCTGGCAACTTAACCGTGTCACTTTTAAACGCGGTCGTCAAAGCAGAGTACGCATCCATCGCGCTCAAGTCTTTTGCATTGCTCTTGGTTTCTGCATTAAAAATGTCATACCGAATACCAGATGGTGTAGAACGCATAGAGACCTCAAGGTCACTATGTGTTCCGGCTCTCAGTAATACCATAACAGTCCTCCTATGTCGTAAGCGACGCTACAGTATATCTAAGGTTTTCTACGTTTGCAAAATATTCTACATGAAATAGACACATTATTATCAAATCATTGACGATACGGTCTGGGTCTATTCTTATTTCAATCGCCATCGTTCCAGTTAGCCTCGTTTATTACTTCGCCATCTACCGTAAACATACGCAACTTATCAAAGGCTATGAAAAACGGAATACCTTTTGTATCGTCACCATCTACAATGTCTACATACACGTACGCTTGTCCTGCGTATGCCGGTTGCACCAACTTGACAAGTTTTACGCCTGTCTTTGAGTGGTAAACGGCAAGCCTACCCTCTTCATAAATCTTAGGGGTGTTGATTACCTTACTGATAATCCATCCCATAACGAATGCTACGCATCCAATCGTAATTGCCATCAATGTCATATCTGCCTCCTGTCCCCGTAATCATACCAGTGAATGTCAATATTGACACCATAGGCACATATAACTATATCTGTGGTTCTTATGACTGTAGTTAAATTGGTTATAGTTAATTGGGGTCTCATTTTTGATAGGGTGGGGGTACTAAATATGAGACCCCCGTGGGTACTAGATTTGATACCCCGGGGTAGGAGATTTGAATGAGTAGACCATCTCGTCCGATTGCCAATCTGGCAGTCAAGTTGTCTATTGACAATGAAGGCGTACAAGAGGTTGGAGAAAACAGAGGCAAAGCCGTCGAGGCATATCAGGCTAGTTGTGTTCCACCATTGCCAGCCGGTAGCCCGTGGTGTGCGGCTGTAATACGTTTCCGTTTTAAGCAAGCCGCTACGCAGTTAGGTACAACATACGACACAACATTCCCACGGACAGGATGGACACCAGATTATTCACGGTGGGCTAAGGCTAATAAAAAATGGATTAGCGTCGAACGCCTTAAGGCTAATAAAGGTGAGCGTCTTACCAATCTTGTGCTTCCCGGCGACCTAGTATGTTTCTATATGTCACACCTTGGACGGATTGCACACATCGGTATGGTCGTATCTGTACATACGTGGGGTATGGAAACCATTGAGGGTAATACGAGTCCTGAACCTAGTGATGAAGGTAGCGTTGAGCGCGACGGTGATGGCTACTACTTCAAAACACGGGCATGGGATGAACTAGGCAAATTTGGCGGTGTAGTTCAGGTAGATTTTTAAGAGAAAAACCCCCGGTGATTCGGGGGTTTGTTTTTAACTAGGACGTTCACCACGGGGATAATATTCATCATCCAACTCATCGTATGTGGCGCGTGGTTCTTCAACTACACTACATGATGCAAATGAGTAATAGCCTAGCAGTAAGTTATGCTTATCACGGCACTCACCATCAGGGTAAATAATGTCATTGCGGTCGGTGAATAACGCTAATGCCTTTGCCGTGTCACGGCTAACAATGTAAAACACATCCGATTTCTCTGTGACATCGTTCAGTTCCACACTATAACCAACAGACTCAAACACAACATAGTTGTTGTCTAGTTCCTGTTTCTTGCCAAAGCCCCAGTCAACAATAACAACCGGCTCATCCATCAGGTTGATAATTTTAGAAGCAGGTGTAATCTCTTGATACGGTTTACTCATAGTGACTCCTTCAGTCGGAAGGGGGCAGGGATAAAAGCGCGAAACTCCCTGCCCCATTTGGCACGTTGCTGAGTGGCGGTACTACAGGATGCAACGTACGCAATAGTGTATACTCTGCTGTAAACATTTGCAAGGATATGAGAATGGCTTGTGTAGTAGAAATCACGACATGGTTACGCGGTAACTCAAAGGATGACAGTAGTGCGTCGGTTCTTCATAAAAAGAAGTTTAGACTTGAATGTGACCCGGACAGTCAACCTAGTGTAATCCGTAGCGTCAAGTTAGCGGCAAACATATCAGGACTTAGCACGCGCAATAAAGTTGAAGGCGACACCGTTTACTTGATTACTCAGAAAAGTAAAGCAACCTTTGTTAGTTACCGTATAGTTGAGGGTGAAGAATCAAGCCGTGAAAAAGGATTCTTTGCACATGAATGGCGTGGTTAGTTAGGAGAATAATATGGCTAGAAAAAAAGTAGTTGAGCCTGTAGTTGAAGAAGTTGTTTCAGCAGAACCCGAGTTTAGTTCAGTTGACAAACAACTTACTCGCGCATGGCTACATACTGAAGAACAACGTCTTGCTATTGACGACTATCAGTTTTTGATTGTTCGGGCTAAGGGTTCATTGAAGACTGAACTGCGTATGCTTACAAAGTCGGCAACACCAGAATGGGTGGTCGGCACAGTTGATTTTGTTGAAGGTGCTGGCGCAACTCAATGGAAGACCGGCATTCAGGCAAAAGCAGAAGAGATGATTAAGGAGTTTGGTATTGCAGGATAAGTATGTCTTTGCCCATGCCGAGGATGTAGACCCTGCATGGGAGTTACCGGTACGTGGAACATCTTTATCCGCTGGTTTTGACTTGCGGGCATATATTCCAGAAACCGACTTTGTTGATATCAATCCGTCGCAAACAGTCTTACTGCGAACCGGTGTAACAGTCTCTATGCCTCCTTATGGAATCGGCATGATTGCATCCCGTAGTGGTCTTGCTATTCGTGAGGGGCTTATTGTTCTCAATGCACCCGGCATTGTAGACGCAGATTACAAGCATGAGGTGTGCGTTATCCTACACAACACATCATCTGTGCCACGCCGCATCATGCATAAAGATAGGATTGCCCAAATTCTATTCGTCCTAAACGATGCACCGTGGGAAGGTAGTGTTACCAATTCACGCACTGCGGGCTTTGGGTCTACTGGTAAGCAGTAATGTTATATACCTATCAGATTACACCACTGAGGGTAGTTGACGGTGACACCGTTGTCTGCGATATTGACCTTGGTTTCAGTATGTGGCTCCGTAATGTAAGTGTACGCATTTACGGAGTCAATACACCTGAACGGCGTGGTGCAACTAAAGGTGCGGGTGAATCTGCCCGTATATTTGCTATGCAATGGTTCAATCGTGAAGATTATCAGTACGTCATTAAGGTTGCTGAAAAACCAGATAAGTATGGTCGCATCCTTGGTTGCGTAATGGCAACTAAGGATAACGAAACATTCATCTTGGCTAACGACCTTATCAAAGCAGGACATGGCGAGGAATACTTTGGTGGCACTAAAGGCGACGGTATTCCAGACAAAAAAGAATAGGACAACAGATGTATCAGTTATTCTTGGGCGACTGCTTGCAGTCAATGCGCCAATTGCCTGATAACTCGATTGATGCCATAGTGACTGACCCTCCCTATGGCATTAGTTTTATGGGCAAGAAATGGGACTACGATGTGCCATCCACAGAGATATGGCAAGAGTGTTTTCGCGTTCTTAAACCGGGTGGTCACTTACTAGCCTTTGCCGGTACGCGCACTCAGCACCGTATGGCTATCCGCATCGAGGATGCCGGGTTTGAGATTCGCGACATGATTGCGTGGGTTTACGGTAGTGGCTTTCCCAAGTCAATGGATATCAGCAAAGCCATAGATAAACATAAAGGAATGGAACGCGAAGTCGTCGGCGAGATGGTCGGCTGGGGTGCGCGTAGTGCGGAGGAAGGCAAGGTTGCATATGGTGACTTTGCTGGCAAGTGGCAATTAACAAAACCTGCATCCGATGAAGCCAAAGAATGGGAAGGCTGGGGTACAGCCCTCAAACCAGCTCTGGAGCCAATTACTATGGCACGTAAACCATTCAAGGGCAATACAGTAGAGAACGTACTTAAATGGCGTACAGGTGGCATTAACATAGATGATTGCCGCGTACCAGCAGAACCTATGCGTGCAGTTCCACCCAATGAAACCGGTGGACGTTCTGGTGGCATGATGGGTACACCTATTCCACATAAAGGGTCTATTCCCCATGACAATGGACGATTCCCTGCAAACCTTATCCATGATGGTAGCCAAGAGGTATTAGACCTATTTCCTGACAGCGGACCCAGTAAGTCTGGTGGTGTAACGTATCAAAAGGATTCACAACACTTTACTGGTAAGAAACCACACGCACGCACCGGGCATGATGATAATGGTGGCTCAACCGCTAGATACTTCTACTGTGCTAAAACGGCGGTATCAGACCGTGACGATGGATGCGAGAATCTAGAGTTGCGGAACCATATGCGTGTAAACGCACCGCGTGGCAGTGAAGAAGAGAAACACGCTACGTTACACCAGAATAATCATCCTACGGTAAAGCCTACCGAGTTGATGCGTTATCTGTGTCGGCTGGTAACGCCTCCCGGTGGTGTTATCCTTGACCCGTTCATGGGTAGTGGCTCTACAGGGCGTGGGGCTATTCTGGAAGGGTTTGAGTTTGTTGGATGCGAACTATCCGAGGAATACCTAACAATAGCAGAAGCCCGCATCAAAGCAGTACTACCTAAATAAGTAATGGAGCCTGAATGACGAGTTCAGACTCCATTACCTATTTGCTAGTTGTTGTTCTTTTTGGTATCCCCTTGCGGGGTAGAAGCAATATACCGAATACCAATGTAAAATAGCAACGTATCATTCATCCGACATAAGTGACTGATGCAGGTAACTCCTTCAAAGCCGGAGAAAAACCCTTAGTACCTGTGACCGCTAAGGGTTTTTCTTTGCCTTGCCATATGTCAATATATACAGTAAGATTAACGTATGCCTAAACGTATACAAACAGCAACGTGGACGCAAGAACAGTGGGAACGCGAGCGTGCGGCTTGCCGTGACCGCGCGGCACGTACATCGTTTCATGTATATGACAGTAATGATGTACTGGTAAAGGTGTTTAAGAAACGAGCCTCTGCCTATATCTACTGCAACGACAATGATGGAACACGCTGGGTAAAGGTAGTCAAGGAGGATACTAATGGCTAAGTTAAAGAACGCCCTCGTTAACGATGTCCCATATACCGACAATGGAACATTCGTCCGTAGAGATGGTTCTGTGTGGCTTAAGACAGTTACGCTAGGTGAGATTATTAAGCGTCGCCGATTGTCGCTAGGAATACAACAACGACATCTTGCAGGTCTTTTGCGGTCTGATGATGGGGGATACTGTTCACCACAGACGCTAAACAACATCGAGCATGGATATAGGGCTGGCACTGCATACTGGAAGTCACTATCGGACAAACTTGATATTCCATACGGCGTATTCATTTACTACGGAACTATGAAAGACCATGGGTTTCCAATGCTGGCTATGCCATACGACACAGTCGAAGAGGCTATGGAACAGGTCATGCGTGTTATCAATAGTTACGTTACACGTAAATATCAAGAGACCAGAGTATGACATTTACAGCAGTGTTTCAGGACTTAATGGACGGTAACCCTGTGACCCGTACGGCTTGGGTAGACGAGGATGACACACGGATTGTCTATTACGACAATCAAGCCAAGTCGTTTATTGATAGACGAGATTCAGATGAATGGCAGTCCAAGTACCTTTGTGTCACGGGAGACGACTTAAATGCTACTGACTGGGAAATCTGTGAATGGGAGGATGACAATGGATAAGTTTTACTTTATGCGGATGTACCCGGGGAGTAACACGCTAGAACAATTGGCTCATGACATCAGCGTTTACTTTCAAGAAAACCCATTAGTTATTGGTGTAGAGGTATTCGTTGAGAGTGAGGACAGTACACCAAAGGCTATTGGCTTTGTTCGCAATCCCGCAATGAAACCAATCTTTGAGGACGCATATGCCATATATCACAAACATAAACGTGACTCTCAGGAACGCACGGTTGAGGTTCGTATTAAGCAATGACGTTTAAGGGTGCATTTAAACACCTTGCCCTTGGCAATCGAATACGGCGAGCCAATTGGTGCGATGATATGTATGTATTCGCTCATAATCCCCGTGGCGAAACAATCCGCGAAATGCAGATATACCTTGTCGCAGATTGTTCTCTTACCGCTATTAAGGAAGAAGAGATAGCAAGTTGGCTCGCCCAACCAAAACGCCTGATACACGATTGGATAGTCCTTAAGAAATGATTCAGTGTCCACAAAAGCCGTTCCGTGACCTACGGTCTTTCCGCCCAAACAAAGACCCGTATACCACTCTTGGGAAAGATTGGGTATCTAAAGACGGCAAGCGTCGCGTCATCCTGACACGCTCTATGTGGCGTAACTGGGATATGTACTACTACGTTGACATCTATATCAACGGCAAGCACTTCCGACTAAACGGCGAGGAAGAATACTACAAGTGGAAAGCGGCAATACCGCTACCGGGGTACAAAAATGGATGGTGGTAAGTTAGTCAAGCACTATAGGAACTCAAGTATCCAACCTGATGATGCCATTGATGAATGGGGGCTGAACTTCAGGCTTGGAAACATAATCAAATACACGGTCCGTTGTGAACACAAGGGCTACAAACAGACAGACCTTATCAAGGTAGTCTGGTATGCCATCAAAGAACTAACCAACGACAGTAAAGAAGCCGATGACGCGGTTAAACGACTGGCAAATTACCTTGATATTGACTTAGGTCAACCGGCAGACCGTACAGAAGACTAGTCAAATAGCCCAACTTGGTTGCCCCATGCATCCCAGTTGGGTTGTCTACTTCTTGCAAACAGTTCAATCTTAGACGCATCTGGATACAACCGGTCAATCCGCCGGATAACCTCGTCTGGTTTCCTTGAATGCTCCCTTTTAGGGGCTAAAACCACGTTTGCTACCCCTTCATCCGCAAGCGGTCGTGGTCGTCCTGCCTTGCAAACGCTACCTGCAAGCACATATTCCACCGTAGGCTTGACAATAGACGGTCTAACACCCATTGCACCTATAGGTGTAACACCATCCTTACGCGTTTTCACCCATACAAAACTGACACCCCGGTACGTTAGCCCCCAATGACGCATCAAATCTATAGCCGCGTCCAATCTAGGGGAAGTAGCCCACATAAATAGCACGGATTGCTTGTGCATCATGTCCCTGACGGGCATATTCCGCAGGTCTTCATCCGTCATTGTGTCGTAGAACTTAGCCGCCGCGCCCCATTTGTCCTGTGGACCGGTATATGACCACGGTGGGTCCGCTAATACAACGTCCCATTGCCCCTGCGGAAGGACAATCACTTGTTCTTTTTCCACTCATAGTCCCATTCCACGGACCAATCGTCATGTAATAGTTCATTCGCGTTAAACGTGTATTCATGCACGGACTTAGCATCTGGTCTAGGGATTCGGTAAATCTTAATCTTGTTATCAATCACTTGTGCATACATACCCTTGAACCAAGTTTCCCTACGAATCTTGTGTCCTTGACGTAAGAACCCCAATGCCTTAATGCCTGTCATCTGTACCTCGCTGTCTTAGCCGCTACTTTCTTAGGTTGTGCAACAAACTGTTTACCAGCCGCATTACCTGCCGCTTTAGCCCTATTAGTAGCAACCTTTTCCGATTTGGATAGACTTGCCCACGCCTTATCTGGCAGATACCGCTTTTTGCCCTCGCTGGGTGTCCCGTCACTAGTACGCCACTTTTGGTCCGTCCACTTGCTTAAACTGTTATCCGCTTTCTTAGGTCCTTCATACCCACCACCACTAGCCTTATACTTCTGCACCGCTAGTTGTGCTTTACGTGCCGACCATTCACCCGGGTCACCGCCTTTACCACTAGCCTTTACACTAGCAACAATAGCCTTCCACTTAGCAGGATTCTTCTTTACAGCGGTACTCATTTCCTTCCGCCTTTATTACTCTTGATGGAACCATCACTATTCCTAGAGAATGACCTATTCGTGCTAGGCGAGACGAGCCGAAGGTTTCCATTGGCATTCGTGCCACCCTTACTCAATGGTTTCTTATGGTCAATATCCTTACCCGTCCTATCAATACCCTTAGCATCCATAGCACGCCTAGCCTTCTGGCGTTCCATACGCTTACCATGCTCACCCCTAGCAACCTGTTGCTCGTACTCTTTCTTGTATGGACGAGCCTTATTCACATATGGCATTGCAATACCCCCATCTAACTGTATACTACCGATGCTACCGCAAGGTAAGCCTGAATAAAGAAAGACTCCAGAACTTTCCAGACCTCAGCCCGACATTCCATACTCCGTTTGTCAAACCAGATAGCACCCGACCGACATTGGGTGCTATCGTCTATTTACCCAACTTACCCAACTTACCCAACTTGTAAAGAATCCTTACAAGTTCTACATCGGGAGAAGCGTCCCACCCTTACCCGGTGCGGTATGCAACAGCAATCCCCGCCCATGTCTATCTAATTAAACACGTGTCTTATTACGTGCGATTACGTGCGTTTATCTGCACTTTATGTGTAAATACGTGCAAATCTGATGTTTACCCGTAGGGAGAAGTTTGTGGTAGAGGAGGGGGATTTTGGGGGTAGGAGTCCCCACCGTGTCTCCTCCACTGGGTGCGGGGGGTCTTGCCAATGGGGTGTGACCGTCCGTATCCCCGGTTATTTTGGGGTCCCCACTAGTCTGGTAAACCCGTATATAAAAGGGGGTCCCCGGCTGAAGTGGGGGGTATAGGCTATTTGCCCCCACAATGCCCAACGTGGGGCGATAGTACCAATTGTGGATAGTTATACCCCTTGAAATTGTGTGAATAACTATCAATAACTGACAATCTGGCTGGGCTGTCTCCGGACTGGGTGCGGTAACTACACCACTAGGCAAACAACTGTTCTGTCTCCCGACTGGGTGTGATGGTGTGTTATATACGTTATGTATACCCACTTAGGCAAACAACTGTTCTGTCTCCGGACTGGGTGCGGACCCCCGCATATATCTTCCAGTTACGCGTGCGTGGGCGTATGCGATTTCTAGTTACGCGTGCGCGAGACGGGTGCAACCCATACATGGGCGATTTCTAGTTACGCGTGCGAGGAGGATGTGACCTACAATCACCCCAAACTTCCCCCAACCCCCTCAACAATACCCCACGCATTTTTCACGCCGAGAAGGAATATCGCGCGTGAGATACCACGGGGTCAATACTTTGTGCAATACCAAATACCAAAAACTAGTACCAGTGTGATATTTTCCACACCCCCCTTGTATTATCCAAAGTTTGGCTGTACCTTGATGCACCATTGTTTTGATGGAGCGGGCGGTTCACCAAGTTGACCGCCCACGGCGCGGTACTTTATCGGTTACAGCCTAGTATTTCGGGCGGTAGAAATACACTTGACCCCACATTCGACTTTGTGGGAGTATCCTGCGGTTATTACTGGCGGTTGGTAGCGAGCCCATCTGAGCGACAATCCGATTATTTCGGGGAGCGGTATAGCAGGTAGCATGGTCGACCCGGGTCAAGTCATAGGGAATTAACAATACACTCCCCACCATGCACTCTGGGAGGTTTACATGGTGGGGGTCAATCGGGGGCTGTAATCCGCCCCCCTGACGAGGTGGGGCAGTCAAGCCCACCAAGCCGAGGTATCGGCGAAATTGACCCGCTAGGAGATTTTGTTATGTCTATTTTTACCAATGTGCCAGCCCGCTTGACTGATACAGTTCGAACTTCCCATGTCATGACCGTTGAGGTCAAGTTCACATGGGATAACGAGGAGCAGTGTTATGTGCATCATAACGAGGAACTGCTCGCTGGCGAATTGTTTACTATCACCCAGTCTACCTCCTGCCCTTCACTGTGGCATTTCGACTGGTTGCTCCTTGACTGTGACTGTGACGCGTGCCTAGTTGCTGACGGTGAACCGACCCGCCTTGGAACTGGGAACTCGGGCGAGATTTTCGACATTGCACTCGATGAAATCACCGCGCGAATTGCTGAGTCAGTCGCACTCAACGACCCCAAGTTGCAATTCCAAGTTCGCTTGACCCTCGAGAATTAGTATCACCCCACGGGGTCGGTTTACCGCCGACCCCACTGACCCTTTAGGAGTTTACAAATGAAATCACTCACCATTGACCGCGCTATTGAGCGAGGTACCTTCCAATTTGTGCTGTTCGTTGCAGGTTCCCAGTACCGCTTGACTGGCGAGGAGGTCCTGCGCATCAAATCCGAAATTAAGACCGTGCGACTCGTTGCACCAAATGTAATTGCAGTGACCGTGACCGAATAGGAGACCCCCATGTTTACCAACAATGATGAATTTGAAGCCCGCGTTGCAACGGTCATTGGTACTGATGCATCATGGTACGTAACCGACCCCGACCTCGACGTTGACCCCGAAGCCCACAATGAGTTCAGCCCCATGGGTTGTGATATCTGCCAAGGTGGGGCTGGCGCGGTGACCCGTTGCACCATAACGGCTGGCGGTACTGATACCGAGGTCGATATCTGCGACTCCTGCCGATATGCCCTCGAGTATGGCATTGAGGAAAATTAATCCTAAAGCGTAGACCCCACGGGGTCGGTTCACCGCCGACCCCACTTACCCTAAATGGAGACCCTGAAAATGAAAATCAAAATCGAACCCATGTACCTCACCATGCTCGGCTTGGATGAATCGAGCGAGACCGCGCTATTGAAGGCGCACCTTCCACGTGCAAGGAAAATTGCTACCGCGACCAACCTGCTGAACCTGCTAGGTCAGCACCATGGTACAGCCCGCACGCTCACCAATGAGGATGGGTCGCTACACTCGACTTCAAGCGACCGCTGGTTCGACTGTGACCCCAATCGCACAGCCCCCCATATTCACCCTGACTTCAGCACCAACCCAACCGCCCGCCCAACGCTAGAATCCGAGGTCGGTATCCTATCGCAGGAAATGGTGCATGGTCTCGGCGGTTATGTATGCTCCTACCAGCGCATTCGATTGTATATACCGCTTGACCCCACGACCAAGGTGACAGCGGTATGCTCGGCTGGCGGTGGGGTATACCCCGACCGCGCGGTTCCCACGGCGGTTTACCGCGTGGAAATCGAGACCGTATAACCCACCACCCACGGGGTCGGTTCACCGCC